ATCGCCGCGCTGGCCTCGCGCGGGCTGCTGTTCCCGACGATGGCGGAGAACGTGCATGCGCACGCCCAGGCGCTGGCACGGCTCGCGGGCAAGGCCGAGGCTGACGCGGAGGTTGCGGCAAAGCGTATCGCCGATGCCGCCGCGGCGTCACTCTCGCGCTCAAAGCCCGGCTGATGGCTGACGTTGGCCCCCGGAACCAGCTGCTCGTTGAACCGGGGGCCAACCCCTATCCGCAGTACAACATCGTCCCAACGCTCAATCAGGTTGTGCCCGGTGTCGATCAGAACGACTTTACCGACCGCTACAACACGCAGCTGTCGCCAGCCGAGGAACAGCAGTTTCAGCAATGGGCGCAGAGCAACGGCCGCGCACGCGATACCTATGACTACGATCTGCGCGGCGCATGGAAATCGGGCGCGGCGACCGCACCGAATGGCCATCTGCCGGACACCTACAAGAAGCCCAACCATCCGACATTCAGCGACCAGTCGCAGTATCACGGACGCGAGGGCTTCATGGGTGGCACGTGGGGCGGTGGTGACGGTCAGCCGGACACGTTCACCCCAGGGCCGACCAATCTCCAGATGCAGGGGCCGCAGGGGTTGCAACGCTACTTCCAGCAACGTGAGCCTGACGTGCGGCTGATGCTGCCGGGCCAGGACACGAGCAACCCGCGCATGGCCGATACGTGGCGGCGTACGCCGGACATGGCTGACCCATCCGGCTACAGCTTCGGCCGCGGCGTTCCCATCCCGTCACGCGCCCCGCCCGGCACCTATACCGGCGCGATCCCGACGCCATCAGCAGACTATGGGCCAACGCGCATGGAACTGCCGAATGATTACTACGTAGCGAAGGGAATGATGGGCGACGCACCGCAACAGATGAACCAGCTTCTGCAGGCGGCGTATCTGCGCCGCGGCTATCGCACATGATCATCTGTTTTGATACCGAGTTCATCGAAGACGGCCGCACGATCGACCTGATCTCAATCGGTCTCGTGCGCGAGGATGGTGCCGAATACTATGCGGAACTGGCGGAGTGTGACTTGTCCCGAGCATCGGAATGGGTCAGGCAGAACGTTCTTCCCCACCTTTCCGGCACGACTACACCGCGAGAACAGGTGGCACGTGATATTTGTGACTTTGTTGCGTTTGCCGGAAAAAAGCCTGAGTTCTGGGCATACTATGCTGACTACGACTGGGTAGCGTTGTGCCAATTATACGGGCGGATGATCGACCTCCCAGCGCATTGGCCGCGTTACTGCCGCGATCTTCGGCAATCGCTGGATGCGGTCGGCAATCCGACAGTTCAGCATGCGGACGATGAGCACAACGCTCTGTCTGATGCCCGGTGGGTGATGCGAACGCTGAAGGAAACGACGCGATGACCGTCACCATTGCGACCCTGGGCGAGCGTGCGTTGCGCCGGCTCGGCGTGGCCATCGTGCCAGTTGCCGACCGTCCTGCGCTTACCGTGACCATCCCCGCCGCCACCATCGCCACCAACGCGCTGGTCGAGCTGGGCGTCATTGCGTCGGACGAGACGCCATCACCCGCCGATGCCGCGCTGGCACTGGCGAAGGTCAGCGCGATGCACGACGCGCTGGTCGCACAGGGCAACGTCTCGTGGAGTCTAGCGGCGGTGCCGCAGGCGCTGAGCGAGGAATATACCAAGCTCTCGGCTCTGGTGATGTCATCGAGCTTTGGCAAGCCAGGGGACCCGGCAATGCTCGGGTTGCTCGAAGGGCGCGTGCGCAAGTTCTCGCTGGTGGCCAATGCCCCCGCGCTTGCCACCGAGGCGGTCCAATCGGTGCATGACGATCTGACGGCGCGCGGGCTGGCGCGCTGGTCGGCGCAGGATGTGCCGGATTATGCCGCCGATCCGTATGTATTTCTCGCCGCCAATCAGCTGGCGCCGTTGTTCGACAAGCCGGCCAACCCGCGGGATGACCAGCTGGCCGCACGGGCGCTGGCGCAATACATCGCGCTGCCGACCTCCGGCGAACGCGTCGCGGCCGAGTATTTCTGATGATGAACCAGCCGTTCTTCAGCGGTTTTCTGCCGCCCGCCGATCTGCCGCCCGATGCGACCGGGCAGGACTGGCGCGGCGCGAAGGGCGAAAAGGGCGATACCGGCGCCACGGGGCCGCAAGGCCCGACCGGCTCCACAGGCGCTACAGGCGCCACGGGAGCGACCGGCGCCACTGGTCCAGCGGGGCCTACGGGCGCCACCGGCGCCACAGGAGCGGCGGGCAGCAATGCGACGGTGACGACAGCCGCGATTGCCGCGCTCGACTTCTCGACCTTGCCCACGTCCAACCCAGGCAGCGGCAAGCTGTGGCTCAATGGCGGCGTGGTTCAGGTGGGCGCGTGAACCTGCATCGCCTCCCGTGGCTGCTGGCCGCCATCCTTTGCGTTGCGGCCTCGCCGGTATTCGATACCGTGGACACATCCGGCGCCAATGCCTGGAGCAAGGCGCAGCGCGCCACACCCGTCACCGTCGCCATCAGCACCAGCACGTTCACGCCCAACTTTGCCGCGGCCAACAATTTCGGCATCACCTTGGTGCATGCCTCATGCCCCTGCACCCTGGCCAATCCGACCAACATCGTCGCCGGGCAAGCCGGGCAGATCATCGTCACGCAATCCGCCACCGGGTCCGATCTGATCTCCAGCTACGGGTCGGACTGGAAATTCTCAGGCGGCACCGCACCGACGCTGACCACCACGGCGAACGCGGTGGACGTGCTCAGTTACTACGTTATCGACACGACGCACATCGCCGTCACCGCAACATCGGACATTCGCTGATGATCCGTCGCCTGCTGCTCGCTCTCGCGCTGATCGCCGCGCCGCTGTGCGAGGCGTCCGCCACGATCCTGTTCGCCGGCGGCGAGGACATCGACACGACGTTCGTCGGCGCTGTTTCGATCACCACGACAGCAGGACAGTTCCGGGCCGGCTATGGCAGGGCCGCGCTATCGGTCATAGGATCAAACTCACCATCCGATCCGCCGGCCGTGCGGTTCCAAACCCCGACTTTCGCCAATCAGGGCACGATCTGGGTTCACGCCGAGCACATCGCCAGCGCTACAACGTCATCCACCGCGCAGCAATCGGTGAGAATCTTCGGCTCTGATGGCAACCCTGCCATTCTGGTCCGCGGCACCGGCACGGCCGGGCAAGTCAAGATTTCCACCAGGAACACGGCCGGCACCATTACCGATCTTGTCACATGCACCAACGGTGCCTGGCCGCTGGCGGCGCTCAACAAGATTGACATATCGCTGGTCTACGCCGTGTCCGGCTCAGTCACGATGTACGCCAATGGCACGTCCATCTGCACCTTCTCGGGTGACGTGACAACCAACAGCCGAACTTTGGTCAACCAGGTCGAATTTGCCGGCAACGGGTCAGCCTCCACCACCACGTCCTGGTCCGAACTCATCGTTGCCACCACCGACACGCGAAACATGAATTTGGTCACGTTGGCACCCGTCGCCAACGGCAACACAATGGCATGGTCCGGCGTCGTCGGCTCGGTCAATCCCACGACGATCAGCGACGCCTCCAACATCAACACCGGCAGCAACAGCCAGATCGCCGAATTCACGGTGGGATCGCTGCCGGCCGGATTGTTTCAAGTGTTAGGCGTGGCGCAGAAGGCGCGCATCCAGGTGGGCACATCAGGCCCGCTCAACTTCGAGTTCGTGCAGCGGCCCGGCAGTGGCAGCACCGATTACGTCGGCTGCTCGACGGCGGGCACCACCAGCTTTGCGAATTATGCGTGCTACATGGCGACCAACCCCGCTGGCGGGGCGTGGGTGACGGGTGACTTTGGCGCCGGAACCAACTTTGGTGTGGAAAGCCTGCCGTGAAATGGTGGCTGATCGCTCTCCTTCTGCTGCTCCCGGTTGTCGCTTTGGCGGTGACGGTGGAAAGCAGTAGCAAGCTCAACAGCTATGCGGTGCTTGCGCCGGGTCCGGCGGCAAGCGCCCTGGCGTCCAAGGTGGTAACGTATGCGGTGCTTGACAGCACGCCGGCCTACATTGGAGCGACCAAGATCAACACCTACGTCATACTGTCCGATGCGCCGAGCATCATCGGTGCCGACAAGCTGAACACCTACGTCGTGATCGCGCCACGTCTGCCAGGGGCCGGCTTCTTCCGGGCGTTCCCGTGAGCGCGAGGCGCGTCCGATGACCACCATCATTGCGCCCTATCGGCCGACCTCACCGCTGCATGTGCCGCGCCGCGATCTCGTCATCGCCGGTGCCGCCAGCCTCGCGTTGCGCGTCTCGATCGTGGCTGACGATACCGCCAATGCAGCGGCGCTGGAGCTGACCGGCGGCATCGGCGGCCCGGCATTGCGCATGGTGATCTGGCGCGATAGCCCGCGCACCGCATGGGACTACGGGGCGCCCGCTGGAGAGTCCCCCGAGGTGCTGTGGACCGGCACCGGCACGATCGCCGCCGATGCGCCCGGCTCATTCGACATCGCCATGCCGCAAGGCACGGCATCGGACTGGCCGCGCCGCTGCGGCTTTCATCTGTATCTCGATTGGGACGGCGGCATGCAATCCGAGCTGCTGGCGATGGGTTCGCTGCATCTGGTGCCGGCGTTCGGCACACCGGCGCTGACCGCCGAGCCGGTGCTGACCGATGCCGCCGATCCCGTGACGGAAGACGACCTCGATCCGGTGACAACGACATGAGCACGCGCATCATCGACATGCCTGACCTTGGCGCGTTCAACGACAGCGCCTCATTGGTCGGCGATCTCTCCGGCTCGGGCCGCTTCCTTGGTTCGGCGCTGCGGACCTATATCGGCACGTTCAACGTGACCTCGGTGGCCGGCCGCGCCGGCGATGTCACGCTGACGCATGCCGACCTGACCGATTGGGCCGCCGAACTGGCCGGCTATCTGCCGATCACCGGCGGCGCGCTCACCGGCTCGACCAGCGTGGCGGGCAACTTCCTGGTCACGGGCGCCGTCACCCTGGGCGGCACGACGGTAACGGGCGATCTCACCGCCACCGGCCAGGTCAATGCGGCAACCCTGGCGATCGCCGGGACGACCAACCTTGGCACCGCCGCGATCAGCGGCTCGGCAAGCGTCGGCGGCAACTTTTCGGTGGCGGGCGCTGTCTCGCTCGGCGGCACCAACGTGGTCGGCAATCTCTCCGCGTCCGGCACCATCACCAACACCACGGGCGTCATCCAGAACAACGGCTTTACCCTTGGCGCGACCGGGATGCTGTATTTCCGCGCGCCCACCGTAACCACCAGCGCCGGCGCCGGATCGTCCACGGCGCTGCCGGCCACGCCACAGGGCTATCTCACCGTCACCATCGGCGGTTCACCGTTCAAAGTCGCCTATTACAACCTCGCATGAGGCCGCCATGACGCGCATTGTAGATATGCCGGACCTCGGCACCGTGACCGACGACGCCTCCGTGGTCGGCGAACACGCTGGATCGGGGCGCTTCACCGCCGCGGCGCTGCGCGACTATGCGCTTGCCACCGCCCCTTGGGCGACGGCGGATACCGCGCTCGTGCCGAAAGCCGGCGGCTCAATCACCGGCACGTTCGGCGTCACCGGCAACACCACGCTTGGCCCGCATGCCGTCATGACGGATTTCGGCGTACCGAAACTCGGCGCGGTGGCCGATAGCGGCGCCCAGAACTGCCTCATCGGCGAGGTGACGAATAGCCTGGCGCCGGGCACCGTCGCCTATCCGACCGGCGTCACAGGCTATGGCAAATTGACCACCTTGGGGGGGCAGGTATTCGGCCTGTTCGGCCGCGCCGATCTTGCCACGCCCGGCGTCGGCGGCACGGCGGTGAACGAGGTGGACAGCTTCAATTTCGCCGGCATGCCTTCCGGCACGATGCCGCCCAACACCAGCTTCGGCACCACGGACTATTGCGCTATCGCGCTCCAGGTGGTGGCGTATGGCGACTATCCGAGCCTTGCAGGCATTACCGTGCTGATCGGGTCGCAGCCCTTCCAGTATGGCATTTATTGCCACCCGCAAGCCGCCAGCAGCTATTCGCTGTTCCTCGATGCCGATGCCACGCACATGCCGACCGGCGCCACCGCCGTGATCAGAAACAGCGGCTCGTTGGCGCCGGCGCTGATCCTGCAGACCAAGGGCGCCCCGCACGGCCTGGCCACGGTGCTGTCGGTGCAGACCGATGGCGGGCTGCAACAGGCCGGCATCAATCAATCAGGCGATTTCATCAATACAGGCTTCGAGCTGAACTCTTCCGGGTTGCTGAACTTCAAGGTCGCCTCGGTCAGTCCAAGTGCGACCACGGGCGCTAATGGCGATGTGCCGGCGCAGGTTGCCGGTTACGTTGGTGTCCAGGTGTCCGGCACGCAGTACAAAATCCCGCTGTATAACATCTAGGACGCAATCGTGGACCGTCACGCCGCCGCGCTCGCGCTGCAATTCCTCCAGCGTGTGCCCATCACCGCGCCAGAAATCAACGCCTTCCTGACCGTCACCCGGGCGATCAACGACATCGCCGCGGGCACCCAGATCGTCATCCCGGCGCGTACCGGCGATACGCCGATGCCGCAACCACAGGCGGGGTGAGATGTCCGGCACCGCGCAGCCGCAACCGGCACCCGGCGCGATGCGGCGCATTCCGTTTCCGCTCGCATCTTACGTGCACGATTCGCTGCCGCTATCCGCGAAACGGCTGATCAATCTCATGGCCGAGCAGCAGCCATCCGATGCGCGCACCGAGGCCGCGCTGGTGCCGACGCCGGGACTGGTGCCGGCCTTCACCATCGGCACCGGGCCAATCTACGCGATCAATTTCGATCTGCCGGGCCGCGTCTATGCCGTCTCGGGCGATCATCTCTACCGCTGCTCGTTCCCACCGGCGATCAATGCCCGCTTCGAGGATATGGGATATGTCGGCAACGCGGCGCGGCCTTACGATCTGGTGACGATTGCGGTCGGCTCGACCGCCGCCGTGGTGTGCGTGCCGCCGCGTGCTTACACCTGCGGCCATGCCGAGAACGGCGCTTACGGCGCCGATCCGATGCACCAGATCGGTGGCGACTTCCCTGGCGCGGCCACGGTCGCGCACATGGATGGGTACTACGCTTTCACGGATTACTCGGATAACGCGCGGTTCTTTCTGTCGCATCTGCTCGATCCCTCGCAATTCGACGCGCTGGATTTCGCGTTCTCCGATGCAATGCCGAATGTGGTGCGCCGGGTGATCGGCCATCGTGGCCAGTTCTGGATGATGGGCGAGGCCGGTCACGAGGTCTGGTATGACAGCGGAGATGCGGATTTTCCGTTCCGCCGCCTGCAAGGCTCGACCATTCCCTATGGGGCGCTGACGCCGCGCTCCGAGGCGGTGATTGACGGTTCGATCTGGTGGGTCGGCGTCGGCGGCGTGGTGTATCGCACCAACGGCTACAAAGCGGAGCGCGTATCGAACCACGCGATCGAGGCGATCATCACCCAGGGCGGGCAGGTCGATCAAGCCTACGCCTACCAGATCGGCGGTCACGCCATCTATTGCATCCAGCAGGGCAGGCGGACGCTTGTCTATGACTGCGCGACGCAGCAATGGCACGAGCGCTCGAGTTCCACCGATGGCTCGCTGCCGTGGCGGCCGATCAGCGCCTGCAACTTCGGCGGCGGGGCGCTGCTTGGCGACAGTATCTCGGGCAAATGCTTCTTCCCGACGCCGTTTGCCGCCGACGATGGGATTGCGGTGATCCGGCAAGCGACGTTGCCGAACCTATGGGCCGGCACCAATCGCGCGTTCTGTTCGCGGCTGGAGGTCGAGATGGAAACCGGCGGCGCACACGCTCCTGCCTCGGTGCTGCTGGAGTGGTCCGACGACGGCGCGCGCACCTGGACCGGCAGCCGCACGCTGAGCGCGGGCGGCGGGTCCGTGCCAGCGGATTACCGGCACCGCGTTGTGACGACCCGGCTCGGCAGCTTCCGGCAACGGACGTTCCGGCTGACCACGCAGGGACCGACCACGCTTTATGCCGTCGATGCGGCACTGAGCGGGGCGGCGAGCTGATGGCGCGACCGCCCATCGTGGCGCAGCCGCCGCACGACGATGCGCCGGTGACGGCGGACGGCCAGCATTCGCAGGCGTGGACAGGTTATCATCAAACCGTCGCCGATGCGCTGAGCAAGCTGGCAGCGCAACAGGGCGTCGGCGTCACTGATGGCACTGCCGCCGCCGCCGGCAAGATCGGCGAATATCTGACAGCGACATTCGGCAGCTCCGGGCTGTCGAACAACGTCGCCGCTGATCTTGGGACGCTCGCGCTGACAGCCGGGGACTGGGACGTGCGCGGCTATGCGACGTTCACCAGCTCAGCCACCGCGCTGCGTGGTGTCTTTGCCTGGGTGGGCAATGCGGCGGTGACACCGAACCAGGCGGCGGGGATTGCGGTGGCAAATATGGGCACCGGCACGGCGCTGTGGACCGGGCCGCAGCGGTTTTCCGGGGCGGGCGCAATGACGGCTTACCTGGGCGTGATGGCCTCGTTCAGTGCCGGCACGGCCGCGGCGAGCGGGTTCATTGCGGCGCGGCGGGTACGGTAATGCGGTATTTCCAGCAGATTGCAGCCGGGGTCGAAGTGCTGCCGCTGGTGATGGACCTTTATCGAAATCCTGGCCTTTGGAACCAGCACACGGCACGTACCGGAGGGGCCGGCTCATTTGAGGGCACCGATGACATCTGGGTGCGCTTTCGCGCGCCGGGCGAGCTGATTGACCGCAAATCCTACGCCGAGCCGTTTACCCTGACGTGGTATCCGGCATGGCATGCGCTGCCGCACCTGCGGCCCATCGTGTTCGGTTTGATGGCGCGTCTCGAAGCGGTGCAGCTTGGTGGCGTGCTGATCACACGGGTTCCTCCTGGCGGACAGGTGGCGCCGCATGACGACCGCGGGCGCTGGCATCCCGAGTGGTTCGCGACCAAGGCATATCTGCCGCTGGCGTCGAACGATCGCTGCTACAGCACATGCGGCAACGAGCGGGTGACGATGCGCGTCGGCGAGGCGTGGCTGTTCGATAACCTACAGACGCACTCGACGGTGAATGAAGGCGAGACGGATCGGGTGACGCTCATCGTGAGCATGAGGGTCGAATGAAGCGCGCGGAACGTCAGCCGTTCTCGGAACTGACACTGTATGCCGGCATCTATCTCAAGACGTGGGCGGTGCCGGATCGCGGCACGATGCTACCTCAGCACGCTCACACGTTTCCTCATCTGTCGTTTATCGTCTCCGGGGTGGTGCGTGTGTGGCGCGGCGATGAGCTGCTGGGCGACTTTGTGGGACCATGCACGGTGAAGGTGGCGGCGCGCGAGAAGCACCGTTTCCTGACCCTAAGCGACCGGGTGACGATTGCCTGCATCCATGCTGTCGGCGAGGCCGAGAATGTGGACATCGCCGAGGAACATCAACTCGTGACGGAGGACTGAGCATGCCGTTCGGGGCAGCAGTAGGCGCGGCAGTTGCCGGCGCAGCCGTATCCGGCGGCATCGGCCTGATTGGCGGCGCATTGCAGAGTGGCAAGGCAGGCGCCGGCGCCGCGCAGTCGGCCGAGCTGGCGCGGCAGCAGCGCGCGGACCTGGAGCCGTGGCGCACCACGGGCGGGGTGGCGAACACCGCCAGTGCCGATCTGCTCGGGCTGAACGGGCAGGGCGCGGCCAATGCGGCGATGGGGAACTTCCAGAAGTCGCCTGGGTATCAGTGGAGTTTTGATCAGGGCTTGCGCGGCGTGGATGCCGGCGCGGCTGCCAAAGGGATGCTGCGATCTGGCGCCACGCTAAAGGCCGAGCAGACGTTCGGGACCGGCTTGGCGGATCAGGAGTTCCAGAAGTATTACTCGAATCTGATGGGCGTGTCGCAGCTCGGCGAGAGTGCCGCAGCAGGCGGGGCATACACTGCGGCCAATGCCGGCAGCCAGGCACAGCAGGCCGGGAATACGCAAGCCTCCATCTATGGCAACACGGCAACCGGGCTCGGCAACACGGTGAACAAGCTGTTCGCTGATCCGGCAGTGCAAGGCTGGATGGGTGGCGGCAGCACCAACAACAATGACCTGATACCGGCCGGGGGATTCAATCCATCCGGCAATACCTGGTACAAGTGATTTAAGATGTCCGGTTATCAAATGAACTCCTCGTTCCCGACGATGAACGAGATGCTGGCACCGCAGTATGCGCAGGACGTTCACCAGAACGCGCTGATGCAGAACCAAGTGCATCAGCAGGCACTTGCCGCCGGCGATGTCGAGATGGAGGCGCGGGCCGCATCGTATCTGATGACGTTGCCGGAGGATCAGCGCGCAACGGCCTATCCGGGTATGGTGGCGGACCTACAGGGGCGCGGCTACGCCAAGCATGCGCCGGCACAGTATCCGGGGCACGATGCCGTGGCGCGGCTGGCGGCAATGGGCACGCCGGCGAAGGATCAGTATCTCTCCTGGCAGAACCAGTCGGCAAAGGCGGCGATGCTGCCACCCGCTGGCGGGGCACCTGGGCCGCAGTCGTCGGCGACGCCATCCACTGGCGGCGACGGGTCCGGCGCTACCATCGGGCAGCGACAGAACAACCCTGGCAACCTGGCATTTGCCGGCCAGC